CTTGTTTGATACAGCACAGATCTTAGAACGCTGTGATCGGTTGATGCCGTCAAAAACATAATCATCTACTTCAGATGGTAGCTCTTGGACCTGACCACCGTTGTACATGTAGAAGTTTTTATCACCCATCCAGAAACATCCTGCCTGGACAGATACGGATGCCTGCGGAGCAATGACACCACATGCTGTGCCGATACGCTCAAATCCATATACGAACTGACCGCCAATGTAGGTAGCAGAGTGTGCATCTTGATCCGTCAGAATGACTGTCTGGCCTTGAATACGTTCAGCGCACTCAATGTACCCAGATGTCTGTAACTCGATGTCACCGGCCTCGTTCGTGGCTAGTGGTGTCCATGTCGTATTGTCTTCACGGTCTGACCATTGAACCTTGCGAGGATTACCACCTGCGCCAAGCGCGAACACAAAACGCTCTTCAGTAACAAACACGCCACGGTTGTCTACCGGTGCATTTGATAGTTGGGCTGCCACTGTTGGTGTCGTGCGATCAAGCTGCCATTCGTAGATCTTACCGTCGGCAGTAGAGCATGCGAGAAGGTATTCACCCCAGGTGTCTAGGGTCCATGTAGTAGCAGGAATAGTGGATTGTGACTCGTTACGCTCAGTGCCATAGTAGCTAGAGCCGTAGTAAGAGCCACCGAAGCCAGAATTAAGAGAGCCATCTGGATTACCGGCAGTAAGACCGGTAGGCGTGATGTCCTTTAGCGTACCGTCGTCCATGTAGGTAACAAGCTGAGTCGCATTACCTGATGCTAAGTATCGATCGCCTGCATTAGACTTCCATGAAATAGCGCCACGCATTGGATGATCGCCTTCATCGGTAGTCTTAGCAGTCCACCCACCAACCGGACGAATAGTGTTATCAATCCAACGTACTAGGTGAGAGTCGCGCCAACGATTAGCAGACTGAAATTCAGTGCCATTCCTGTAAATGCCCGCAGGTAATTGTAATGGTATTAGCGCCATCAGATGCTCCAAAGAAAAACTGCCTACTAGTGAGGCAGTATATCATCAATTAAGGCTTAGTAGGCCAGTTGATGCTCTCTGGGAATCCTGCCTGAGATGTAATGTCACGCAATGCTTGACGGTATACTGCCATTTCATCAGACATAACTACGTCAGAGTTTGCAGTCCAGTCAGTCTCTGCCAATAGTGCATCACGCTGTGATCTGGCTGATTCAGCCTTACCTTCTGTAGAGTTTTCGTATGCAATGCGATCAGCTTCAGCTTTTTCTTCTTCAGCAATCTCTGCATCAATAACAGCTTTACGCTCATTTGCAATAGACTGAGCCCATGATGGCAAAGCAGTGATAGCTTCATTTGGTACATCATTGCTGACATACTCAATTTCACCACTTGTGCCATCCCACTGTACAGCATGTACTTCAGCAGGCACTGAGCTTAAATCTAGTTCGTCATGACCACGACCATCGACGTGTACAAGACCCATATCTCGGATAATAGTAAGTTTCATTTTATGCTCCGCTTAAATAATACCAACCAGTGGCAATATACTTGTTACAAGTGTAAACAGGATTGCCTCGATGCGTATGAGTCCATGCCGCAGGAAATAGAACCACCGTTCCTTTCTTTGGCTGAACCTGTAAACCCTGTTCAATAAATTCTGTTGTACCTTCACCTTCCGGTGTGTCGTTAAGGTAGATCATCCATACAAGACATCTGGCAGCATTCTGGCCATCTGCGCCCTGCTCTGAGTGCCACAAGTGAAAACCGCCTTTAGGTGGAGTTCTCTGTACCTTGCATGTAATTGAGTAGAAGTCATTCATGCCCAATGCAGGATGCTCATCCTGATAAAGTGCTAGTGCCTCATTGAGTACACCGTTAGTCTCGCCTGCTAAATCCTGTGCATCACGATCAAAGTAACGACTGGCATCCTTTCGGTTTCTCAGACCACCGTTTGTATTCTGGCCACAGTCATTGATGTCTGAGCTATTGTCTAACAATTCATCAAGTCTTGAGACCATACGATCACAGTAATCATCAGATGCTAGATTGTCGTACACGCCAATAAAGTGACTCACGATATATCCTTAAATTGGATCAAGTTATCCTTAGCTTCTGCCGTAGCGCGAAGCAAAGCCTGTGACGACTCGTTAGCCTTGACCATCTCATTACGGAATGACTCAACCGCAGATGACGTGTGGCGAGTATGAAGTGCATTCTCTACTAACAACATAGGCGTCCATGCCATAGCGCAAGCGTAATCATCAATCTCTTTACCAGAGTTAGGATCAGTGCCTCGCATCTGAACAAACCATGCGCAGTCAAACATCTTGCATGGCTCAAAATTATTCAGTGGACAATTATTCTTTACTTCCAACTTCATACCCGCCCCTTGGTTATCTGTTAATCTTTTGTGGCAATAATGATGTCAACGTACTGCACATTAATTGCCGCTGTTGCACTAGATAGTGAACCTGCCAAGTTACCTACAGATGGTGCACCGTTTAGTGTACCCGATAAGTTATGGCTGTGTCCGTGAGCACCGTTATTACCTGTATTTCCAGTTGTTTTATTAGCACTGCCGCTTTGAGCATTATTACCAACAGGATAAGTTGTGCCAAAATTACTTGCTGGATTATAAATTGTAAAATTATGACTATGGCTCGGTATTGTATTAGTAGATAGTGTGGTGTTTGAAATGTTACCAGACATACTCACTGCCAAGTTACCTACCGCAGGCGCACCAGAAATACCAACCGTACCACTTACACTGGGCGTACCCAATGCAGTAGACATTGCAGTCGTACCACCTGAGCTTGCTGTACCACTTACAACACGCAGAGCCTTGTCATTATGTGTAGTCAATTTAGTCCAACCTGTAGGCGCAGATGTCTGTTGGAACAGCATTGCAGTGCCAGATGGAACACCAGCATTAGCAACAGCGTCAGCATTAGCCTTCATCTGCGTATCAATAGTATCAAGGTTTGAGTTGAGCTTAGTACCCCAGGTGTCCTCAGAGGCACCAACCTCTGGCTTTGTTAAGCCATAGTTAGTAGTAGTAGAATCAGCCATTGGTCACTCCTCAAGCCACATTAGTCCAAGTTGTAGATGCCTGTGATTCGGCAGCCCATGAATTATTAGCGGTGCCGATTGGCTCCCACTTCTCTCGCCCATTAACAGATGCAAATATACTAACACCCTGAACAGCATTAGCACTAGCCTCTCTGACTCGATAACTAAAACCATCCATATCAGATAAAGCGCCTACAGAAGACACTTCCGATGATGTATTGGCTGTTATAAATGCATCTGCGCTAAATGCAGACTGAGCATTAACAGTCGACGATCCGATCGGCACACGCAATGCACTAGCAGTAACCGATGATGTAGCGGATACGCTAGATTCAGCATTGGTCACAAACTGGATAGATGCAGATGATGTAGTCGATGATGTAGATACCGCACTAGATAGGTATATAACCTCACCCGACGACTGTGTACTAGATGCACAAGACGTAGATGCAGATGCATCAACAACATATTCACCTGACGGAGAGTTTGTAGTCGAAGATGTCGTAGATGATGCAGACCCTAGTTTTATTACCTCTGCTGAAGTAACCACTGTCGAAACAAGTGTCCCAGACCCTACAGCGTCTGTAACCTCACCATCTACGCCAAAGGCACGGACACCAAAGTTACCCTTACCAAATCCAGTGCGATATGCAGCCATCTATTAGTCCAGGGTGATGTCTAGATCGCCAGTTGGGATGCGGAAAACATCGCCAGTAGAGATTGTTTTAGATGCAGTTAGTGCTGCGTATGCAAGCATGTTACCGGAAGTAGATGCATCCCAGATACCAACGTGGGTAACGGTACCGTAATCAGCAGTTGCAGTTGCATATTCAATTGCTGCAGTAGTAGTCGCTGTGTTGCCAGACACAGAGAGCGAACCTGCTTGGCGTGCATAACCGCCACCAGACACCTCTGCGCCAGACGCATCTTCATCCGGGTTAGCAGTGTGTAGTGACACATATACAGCTGATGGTGAAGTGTAAGCATTGCCTGCGAACACATGATCTAGAAGTTCAGTTTCTAGGTAGTTTGAAAAAGACATTAGCCCATTCCTCGAGTTTTAAGTTTGAGCCCAGAACCAGAATACTGAGCTTTTTCACCTGAATCAATCAGATTAGATACAGCAGCAGAATACATCTGCGCCCAAACAGCCACCCTAGCATCGTCTGCTAAGTATGGTGCAGAATGCAGTAGAGTGCCATACAAATAAACATCTGGGGCCTCAGAGAGTAGCCAGTTGCTTGCTTGAGAGTCACCTAATGCATCCAATTTCTTGTAGTATACCAGTTCTATATCGGTATCTTCTACCGGTGTCGGGTATAACTCGAATTCACCACGAACATGCGCATAAAGTGTAGGCACACCTGCCTGGTCTTCACTGCTTGCTCGCTTATCTGCAATAGTCGCAATCGATGCCAAGTTGATCGGTGATGTACCGTTACCAACCACATGCATACGGATGGTCTCTACCCAGTCAGCAGGGATCTGCATGTACTGGTCGCCACCTGATTGCTGACCACTTGATCGTTCTTCCATACGCCAGTGACGTACAGAACGGTTAATGTCTGCCTCAGCCAACGTGATGAACGTCGGGATGACAGAATCGAGATCGTCTCGGTTGAGGAAATCGGCAACAGCAGACTTCAGCTCAGTGTATGTTGAAATAGCCATTATTTACCTCGGCCTTTGCCTTTGCCTTTCTTTTTGCTGCACGCCATTATCTATTCCTCAAATATTCGTTAAGTATATCAAAGAAGTCGTTCTGGCCCATATACGAACCTTCACTATCAAGGTAGATCTGCTTGTCGACAGGATACTCTCTATATATTGGCTCGTCGAATGGATTGCTTGTATTGCCACTCCGCAATCGATCTTGCACCAATCGAGCCTCTACCTCACCTGCAAGGTTGTAGTAGTTTTCAGATCCATACAGATCTAGTGCTGCCTTAATAGCATCATCTGGGCTATCGAACTTCTCACCACGAAGCAGTGCGACTGTGTACTTACCATCCTTACCTTGTCGAACAGCACCTGGAGGAATTAAGCCGTATGATTTATCTAAGGCGGGTTGCATTCTATCTTTAAGTTGGAATTTTTCATCTACAAGTGGCTTAACCTGCTTGTTGATTGTATCAATCTGTCGTCTGTACTTTGCTGTTGGATTTGCCACACCAGACTCTCGAACCTGGGTCACAAGATCTGGGTCTAGCTTTGACTTGGCATCCTGAAGTACGTTGATAATGTACTCTTCATACGCAGCATCCTTTTCCCACTGTGGCCGATGCTTTTTAGGCCAACTAATGCTTGCTCGCATGCGAGACTCTTGATTAGGGTCCATTAGATAGTCGCCTGAATTTAGGATATGCCTACGCTTATCTGTCAGTTTACCGCCATTGCGAAGATCTTTCAGGTACCCTTCGAGACGATCAATCTCATCAAGGTGTTTCGATGTTCTAAGTAAATTACCGGCCTGTTCGTAGCCTGCTGCGCTCATGTTTTTCTGG